CAGCTTTAGCCATTTTTACGCTCCTTTAGTGTCGTAATCTTTTCCTGTGCGCATCATCTCAGCAAGACGATCCGCTCTTGTTAAAACCTGCTTTGCCCACTTAGAATCCAGCATCTCTGCCGCCGCTGTCTGAAAATCTTTCTCTTTCAGAGCGTCAATCATCTTCTTGAATCCCAGCAAGCGAGGCACACCCATCATTCCCATATCTATCAGAACTCTTTGCCTGATTTCGTCCTGTTCGCTGAACCATGAGTATTTTCCCAGCTCGGACTTAATCGCTTTGATATCGTTTTCAAGCAGCACAAGAGCCTCAGCCTTTGTTATGCCTCTTTCCTCGATATTGCGACCGACTCCGATTGTTAGCTTATTCTCTGAACACTTGTAAGGCTTGAGTTTAAGTCCCTCGTGTAGAACGAGCTGTTCCTGTAAAGTTGCCATATTTCACCTATTGCTTAATCTTGGCTGTAAATCCGAGCCACAAGAGACCCAGCCCGCCAAGAATAATTGCTGTAAATATCAGGTTTAACGCTTTTCTTCTGCCGCTGTTGATGGCATCAATCACCTCACCAACGAACTTATGGTGAGCATCATGATCTTTTATGCGTTCGACCTGCAAACCGCACCGACAAGAGCCTGAGAATTGAGCCAGCACCCGTTCAGCCACTTTGTCTGCTACTTTGTTGGCTATTTCTTCAACCATATCCTGACCCATGTCAGCCCTCCTGAACGGTCAAAACTATCCTAAAGGAGTAAGTGCCGTCCTCTTTAAAGTCGATAATTGACCCGTTGCGGAGTCCGATATCACTCAACCCCTGTGATGCGCTTTCCAGTGCGGTTTCAATCTGAGAAATCTCTGCTAAACCTCCGAGTTTACCGTTGAAGCTCACGCCATTGATGTAAAGCCCGAAATTGCGTACTATCACGCCGCTATCTTTTGAAAACCCCTCATAAAGCAGGAAAACGCCTGATTCTTCTGTGGGGGCTTCCATATCGACAACATCAATCCCGGTCAAAACTTCCTTTACACGAGCTATACAGTCACTCAGAGCCACTGATTTTCTCCCTGTCTAACAGCTATGCCGCCATAACTTGTTTCGCCGTCATCGGAAACCAACGGGGAGGACTTGACCTCCCTCATTGCTTCTTTCAGAGCAAATTGGTCTGCATCGGATATTCCGATTTTCAGATTCACTTTCAGCCTGTACATTCCAATATCGAGCTTTGCCCAGTCTGCCACTGTGCGCCCCGCACAGATTGATTCAGCCTCGGAAGATGCTATTTCCACAACTTCATCCGTGACAACTGCCGGATTTGCCAGATTTCTTGCCGCACGGGCTTTCAGTTCATCTGAAAAGACCATGACTCACTCCTATTTCTTCTTTGTTTTAGGCAAAAAGTCCTCAACGCCGTGATGAACCTTCTTAACTTCCTGCTGCTCTGCCGGAGGTGTTACCGTTTCCTCCGGAGGAGTACCCGCACCATTCTGTGTTGAATCATTCTGATTTTCAGCCATCTTTTACGCTCCTGTTCCGTCACTGAACCAAGCAAGCTGCCAGAGGGCATAGCCTGCGTTCCAGAATGCTTTTGTGCCGTACAGCATCTTATCTTCAGAGAAAAGAAGGCTGTCGTCCTCTTCAAACTCTGCATCTTCGGCGACCTGAAGAATGAACGGCTTAACTGCCTTCGTCGTGTCGAGAAGACACCACTCAAAACCCGTAATTGCAGTGGACACTTTGAAATCAACAAGTTGGAAGTTCTCATTTGTTCCGTTCTGATCAAGCCCGACAAGTTTTTTTGCCGCCGCACGGTTTTTAGGTCCGACAAGCAAAAGGTTAGGAGTTACTCCCATTGCGACACCCGCTTCATTCGAGATAGCAGTCATAAAATCATAAGCAGCACCAAGGTTCGTTGCGTTCAGCGGCAATGTTGATTTATTGCTGTATGTCGCTACCCCCATTTCGTGGTCAGCCGCAAAGAACGGTTTTCCGTCATAGCAAAGACCTACAGTTCCGGTGTTAATAAGGCTTGCTATCAACTGATTGGGAAACTTCTTGGCATTCTGCGCCATCGTTTTTATCTGTGCGGCAAACAGTTTGGCTTTATCGTACTTTATGTACTTAGCAGGAATGGGAACTGTCGCCTCATACGGTTTGTTCACGATAGTAAAGTTATGACTTGTCAGTTCTTTGTGCTGCCGTGTACCGACCCATTCTCTCATGTTCGGCAGGTTGCCAAGGAACGGGTAACTCTCTTGAAGGTCACCACTGACAACGAGCGTTGCAAGCTCTTCCAGCTCCATAGACGTTGCGTTGTACGTCTCCTGAAACGTTGCTTCAAAGCCTGTGCTTATCGTTTTTAAAAGTTCTGCATCAATAGCCATTCTTTAGTCCCTCACATATTTTTTAAGTGTTTCGTCATTAAGCCCGATGCTCTTACCAAACGCCGAAAGCTCCGCAGACACGCCGTTTACGCCGTCTTTGGGGATGGTTTTACCAGTCAGACCGGAAACATCAACTTTATTGGCTTTCAGATAAGAATTGAGGCTTGTCTCATCCGGCAACGTCTTTGCATACTCCGCCTGTTTAGGAAGCAGTTCATTCTTTTCAACTGCTGTCGAAATGAGTGTGTCAAGAATACGCCTGTTCAGTTCATGGACAGTGACCTTTGAAGCCTGAAGCTCAGACTTGAGCCTGCTGTTTTCCTCTTTCAGTGCGGCGTTCTCTGATTCCACGGTTTCAGAACCACTGTCATCTGCCCCGCCTTCCTGAGTATTCAGCGCATCGTTAAGGACGTTCGGACGGTTAACGAGACCGACAGAATCAAGCCCCGTGATATTCCTGTTATTTCCCATCATGTAAACTGGACTCAGGTATCTGTAAGCCTTTGATTCAATAAGCCCTTTGCCTTTCTCCGTAAGCTCAAGCACAGCATAAACACCGTCCTCTCTCGCCTCGAAAGTGGCATAGTCAAACCATCCTAAAGCCTCGCCAAAGCTGTGATTTTCATCCAGAGCGATGTGCAGTTTGTTTTGCGCAACACTGCCTACAAGTGCCGTTCCATCTATGACAAATTCCCTGCCATCGATTCCCGTGACAGAGCCAACGGGCGACACTCTAATATGCTCACCGGATACAAAATTCAGCTCAAGGGGCTTAACATAATTTCTCTGTTTTTTCATTTAGCACCTCTGAGACACAAAATTAATACAATAAATTCAATTTGTCTTATAAATAACCGTTATTTATAAGGAAATATTAATCCAATAGTTTATATTTCTTCAAAACTGAGGGGGCAAAATGGCAAGACTCACAAAATTACAGGTGGAACAGCTCAAAAGTTTCTACGTTGACGGAACACCTATCACAGAAATATGTACGGCTCTTGGTATCACCAGAGAAACTTTTTACTATCATAAGAAGAAGATGGAAGAAGCAGGAATAGACATTGACGATTTGAGGCTTGCAAACCTGCGAAGTGCCAGAAATCTGGCTGAAAAAGAGTCTGAGTTCCTGAGCACCCTTATTTCAACTTTTGAGGAAGGGCTGGCAAAGCTGGAAGAGATTGAAGACCCTGAGAAGAGACTGGAGACGCTCACAAAATACGTCACCATCTACTACAAACTGAAGGCTCCGAAGAAAGTTGACTGCAAACAGCAGGTTATAGAGGCAGTCACAGAGACTATACAAACACTGGCTGAACTGGCTATGGAGCAGGAAAACACCCATGTCATTCAGTTCCTTCATGAAAACAGCTCCGAAATAATCAACCGCACACTGAGCAAAAAATGACACAGGAACAAAAAGAGAAAATTGACGAATTGCGCCTTTATTTGCAGGGGCTTCCGAAACTTGCAGACAAAGGGCGAGATGAGCGCAAACGCAGAGCAAAAGAGGATTTCAGGTACTTTGTTCAAACATACCTCCCGCACCATGTAACACCTGAAGAAACGTCCAAATTCCGTAACTCTACATATGATTCAATCAAGGGAACAGTTGCAAAATATAATAAAATTCTCTATCTGGCATATCGTGGCGGCGCAAAAACAACAGTCATAACAAGGCTTTTTACTCTCTGGGAGGTAATCAGAGGGGACGCTTTATATCCAGCAATCTTTTCAGCCACGGTTGACGGGGTTGAGGACAACATAGCGTTCATCAAGACCGAGTTTGAAGAGAATATAAACCTTGTGACTGATTTCGATATCGTCCGTACAAAGCGGGACATATGGCAGTCAGCAGAGTTCACACTGACCATTGAAGGCAGAAAAATCAAGGTTGAGGGGTACGGCGCAGGACAAAAAGTCAGAGGCCGTAACTACTACGGAAGACGACCAGACCTTCTGATTCTTGACGATATAGAGAACGATGAAAATGTGGAGTCAAAGACACAGCGGGACAAGCTGGAAAAATGGTTCAAAAAAGCTATAAGCAAGCTCCCCGATAGAAAAAGAAAATACACGCTTATCATCGTGGGAACGCTGCTTCACTATGACGCCGTTCTGAAAAGACTGAGCAAACGCAGAGATTTTCACGTTGAAAGCCATCCGCTTGTACTCCAATTTCCTGAACACATGGATGAATGGCAGGAACTCTATGAAATGCCCGACAGGGACGATGCTATCGCAGAATACACCAGCAACAGGGCTTTTTACGATGAAGGGCTGATTCTTGACGACCCTGAACTAAATACGTTTGAGCTGATGATGGAATATTTTGAAGATATGGAGTCGTTCTTTTCCGAATACCAGAATGAGCCTATGTCTGCCGAAAATGCCATCCTCGGTAAATACCAGACATATGAAACTTTGCCCGCCGATCTCATTTACGCAATGGGTCTTGACCCTGCCCTCGGCAAGAACAAAGGGGACTATTTCGGCGTGGCAGTTGTCGGCAAAAGTCCGTCAATGAAGCGTTTCTATGTAGTTTATGCAAGAGGATTCAAGCTCTCACCTCTCGCCATGCTCTATAAAATCATCGAAATCTTTAAGCTGTATGCCCCGAAATATGTCATAGCTGAAACCGTACAGTTCCAAGAGTTCTATAAAGACAGCCTGCAAGCGAAAGCTATGGAAGCGGGTATTTACCTGCCCGTAATCCCGATAAAAACACACTCAAACAAAGAGATAAGACTGACAGCCCTGTCTCCTTATCTTGCAGACGAAACTTTGCTTGTGAACAACAATGAC